CGAGTGTGAGGTGATGTTCCGGGCGTTGGACGATGCTGACGACGTGGCCAACCTGAACTCGCTGGAGCTGACGTTTGCGTGGTTCAACGAGTGCAGGGACATCCACCCGGATATCGTGGACGCCATGTCTAAGCGTATCGGACGCTTCCCGTCGGCGAAGGACGGCGGGCCGACGTGGTTCGGGATGTGGGGGGACACCAACCCACCAACGATGGACACCTGGTGGTACTACCAGATGGAGCACCTGAACCCGTCGGATGGCATCAGCTTTAACGACAACGGGTGGGATGTGTTCAAGCAGCCGTCGGGGCGCAGCCCGTACGCTGAGAACATCGAGAACCTGCCTGATGGGTACTACGACACGCAGGGCCGGTCGGATGAGTACATCCGGGTCTATATTGATGGGGAGTACGGGCTGAGCCTGGCCGGCCAGCCGGTGTTCAAGTACTTCAACCCGGACTACCACATGGCGAAGCAGCCGCTGCGGCCGATTGTTAGTGCCACCAGGCCGATAATCGTCGGAATGGACCTTGGGCTGACGCCGGCTGCTGTATGCGGGCAGCTCGACCCGCGAGGGCGGGCGCTTGTCCAGGCTGAGGCGGTGAGCTTCGACATGGGTGTGCAGCGGTTCGTGAGGCAGATGCTGAAGCCGCTGCTCTATGAGAGGTTCCCGGGGGCACCGGTGTTCGTCGTGGTCGATCCGGCGGGTACACAGCGGGCGCAGACGGACGAGCGCAGCGCGGTCGATATCATTAAGGCTGAGGGGCTGAAGGTTATCCCGGCCAAGACGAACAAGATCAGTGCCCGGCTCAGCGCCGTGGACGACTACCTCATGCGGCAGGTGGACGGTGACGCAGCGTTCCTCGTGGACCCGCGCTGCACGGCGCTCAAGGCGGCCCTGATGGGTGGGTACCGGTACGATAAGAAGGTCGAGAAGATCGACAAGAATAAGCACAGCCACATCGCCGATGCCCTGCAGTACCTGATGCTGCATATAGGCTCGGTCAGTGGAGGGGAGATGCCGCAACGGCGGGAGATCAAGCAGGCTCCGATGGCAGCGTGGGTATAGGGTTGACGCCACCTCCTGCTGTTGGTAGGGTGTATGAGTTTCCTCGTCTCGTTTTCCTCCAAGACTTACCCCCGCTTCGCTCCATGGCGGGGGTATTTTTTTGCTTGTTGACTACCTGTGTGATGCTGCGTATATTTGCCACGCGGTTATGTGAGGCAGTATGGCAGGATTGACTTTTCTCCGTGTCGTCGGCAACGACGACCTCGCCGCGCAGGATAGGCAGCAAGAGCAGGATCGTGCGCTGCAGGAACGCCAGAACCAGCCGGTTGTGCTGGGGCTGACGGCGCATGTGCGTGAGTGCTGGGACGCTGCCCGGATCGCCAAGAAGCCGATCGAGACGCTGATGCTCAGGGCGCTGCGGCAGCGCGGCGGCAAGTACGAGCCTGACAAGCTGAACCAAATCCGCTCTACGGGCGGGTCTGAAGTCTACATGATGCTGACCGAGATCAAGTGCCGCGCGGCTGAGAGCTGGCTGCGGGATATCTTGATGGACCAGGGGCAGCCACCGTGGGACATGCAGCCGACGCCGCTGCCGGAGCTGTCGCCGAAACACCAGGCGGAGCTCGAAGAGGCGTTCGGTCAGTCAGTGGTGCAGCAGCTGCAGCAGTCGGGCCAGGCCCCTTCCGTGCAGGAGCTGCAGGAACTGCGCGAAGTCGTCCTGCAGGACTACCGGTTCAAATTGCTGCAGGCGGCGCAGAACCGCGCCGACCAGATGAAACACAAGATCAACGACCAGTTCGCCCAGGGCGGCTGGGGCGAGGCGTTCAACGACTTCCTGTCCGACCTGGTGACGTTCCCCGCGGCGTTCCTCAAGGGTCCGGTCGTCCGCCGGCAGCGTGTACTTGAGTATAGCACAGACGAGAGCGGCGCGACCATGGTCGATGCCGGCGAGAGGTTAGCTCCTGAGTACGAGCGAGTCGATCCATTCAACATCTACCCGGAGCCGGGGATCACCCGACTTAGCGACGGGTACTTGTTCGAGCACCACCCGCTGACCAGGACGCAGCTCGCAGACCTCATCGGTGTGCCGGGATATGACGACGACGCTGTACGCAAGGTCCTGAAACTGGGCAACGGCCAGTCGTGGATCAGTGAGGACGTAGAGCTCCAGAAGGAAGAGCTGGAGCGGAAGTACTACGCCTATAACACACCGACCGACACGTTCGATGCGCTTGAGTTCTGGGGCAAGGTCAGTGGCGCTATGCTGCGCGAGTGGGGCCTTGGTGAGGATGAAGTACCGGATGAGGCCAAGGAGTACGACGCCAACGTCTGGGTGGTAGGCAACTACGTCATTAAGGCGGTGCTGAACTACGACCCGCTCGGTGAGAAGCCGTACGCGAAGTCGTCGTTCATCAAGCGGCCAGGGTCACTCTGGGGCAGCGGCATCCCGGAGATCATCGAGGACCTGCAGAACATCTGCAATGCGGCCGCCCGGGCGCTGGTGAACAACATGGGCTTGGCCTCTGGGCCGCAGGTAGAGGTCAACATCGACCGGCTGCCGCCCAACGAAGACCTGACGAACATGCACCCGTGGAAGATTTGGCAGGTCCAGCAGGACCCCGCCGGGTCTAGTGCGCCGGCGGTGCGATTCGCCCAGCCTGACTCCCGTGCAGGCGAGCTCATGGCGGTCTACGACCGGTTCTCGCGGCTCGCTGACGACCATTCGGGCATCCCGTCGTACGTCTACGGCGACCTCGATGTGCAGGGCGCTGGGCGTACGGCCTCGGGTCTCTCCATGCTGATGGGCTCTGCCGGTAAGGGTATTCGTCAGGTGGTCATGCACATCGACGCGGACATCATCTATCCGATCGTGCATAGGCAGTTCGTTTACAACATGCGGTACGACGAGGATGAGTCGATCAAGGGCGATGTCGATATCGTACCGCGCGGTGCAGTGAATCTTGCTGTTAAGGAGACGACCAATGTCCGCCGAGTTGAGTTCCTCAATGCGACTGCTAATCCGGTTGATATGGAGATCATCGGCGTTGAGGGGCGTGCGGCTATCCTGCGTGAGATTGCTAAAGGCTTGCAAATGCCTGCTGACCAGCTGGTACCTTCGCGCGATAAAATGTCTATCGAGATGCGCCAGCGCGCTGCGGCCGCGGCGTCCCAGATGAGCATGGGCGGCGGTGGCTCCCCTTCGGCGGAGCCCGCCCAGCAGCAGACGAACCTCGTCGCTAACCAAGATACAGGGCGAGCGGTATGACGCGGCCCTCACCAGACGTGACTAAGGCTTTGGCCTCAGCTTCCCGGCGGCACCCAGAGATCGTTCAGTGGTTGAGCGACTGGTACGCCAAGGAGCTGAGCTCGCTGCCTTATGCCACCGGGAACACTGCGCTCGCTCAGGGGCGGTGCCAGGTTCTCAAAGAGGTCTTCGACCTCGTCCGCAATGCCCCTGATAACGCACACCGTTAGGAGCGTATAATGGCCCTACCTGCACAAGTCGCATCTCAGCGAGAAGCTATCGACAAGTTCTACGCAGACCAGAATGCCGAGGCGGAGACGCCTGACGACGCTGAGGTTGCCGTAGACGAAGCTGAGGATGAGGCTGGTCAGGCCGACGCCGCACCGGGGGAGACTCCGGCCAAGGCAGAGGACTTTGAACAGAAGTATCGTTCCCTCCAGGGCATGTATAATGCCGAGGTTCCGCGCCTGCACGCGCAGAACCGCGAGCTAAAGCAGCACCTGGACCAGATGGAGCAGCTGCTCGGCACTATGTCGTCGTCTTCGACGCCGGCCGACAATCCGGGCAAAGCTCCTGCCAAGCCGACCTTCATCACCCAGCGCGACGTGGACGAGTATGGCGAGTCCATCGACGTTATGCGCCGGGCTGCCAAGGAGGAGGCTTCAGCCTATCAGCGCGAGATCGCTGACCTGCGTAACATGGTTACTTCGCTGCAGTCGCAGCTGGTGCCGCAGGTCAATCAGCTTTCGCAGCGGCAGGCTGTGTCGTCCGAGCAGGCGTTCTGGTCCGACCTCCAGGCCACTGTGCCTAACTGGAAGGAGATCAATGAAAACCAGGACTTCCAGTCCTGGCTGCTCGAAGTCGATCCTCTCACTGGCATCTCGCGGCAGACGTATCTTGAAGACGCACAGCGAAACCTGGACTCCAGGCGTGTCGCGTCGTTCTTCTCGATGTGGCCTGGCAACCAGCAGCTGAGTGGTCAGCAGCCGGCTAAGAGCCGGCGTAATGCGGATGAGCTCTCCCGTCAGGTTGCACCCGGCCGAGGCCGGTCTGGCGGGGCACGTCAGTCAGCACCTGGGTCTGACAAGACCTACTCCCGTACTGATATCGCCGCCTTCTATGGCGACGTGCGGACGGGCAAGTACAAGGGGCGTGATGACGAGCGGCAACGTATCGAGCGCGACATCTTCGCTGCACAGCGAGATGGTCGTATCACAGATGGCTAATCAAGGAGATAGGGTATGAGCTACCCGTCCATTGGTGGTCGCCCGAACT